ACGGCGCTGCCGATCTGGCAGCAGGGCTCAGCGTCAAGGCCATCCCCGGTTGCGGGCAGGATTGGTCGGCTTGTACGGCGCGCAACAATACGCTAAATTTCGGCGGCGCCATCTACAAGCCGGCGCGCGACCCCAAAAAGGCATCGATGTCATGGGGCTGATGCGACGCAAGTTGCGGATCTGGCTCTGGCGCACCCGTTACTGGCTGCTCGATACCGAGGCGGGCCAGCGCTGCCATCTGGCGATGATCGGCCTGCTGCTGGTGGCAAGCGGGCTGAATGGTTTGTGGATACTCTGGGAGGTGATGCGGTGAATCCGTGGGTGGTGCAGATTCTGGTCATGGTGGCGATGGCGGCGATCTCGGCGGTGCTGCGGCCGAAGCCAGAAAAACCGAAGCCGCAAGAGCGCGACCTGCCTGTTGTTGAGGATGGCGCGGCATTCCCCGACATCTTCGGCACCGTGTGGATCGACGACCAGTACCTACTGGCGTGGCGGAACATGGGCACACAGGCGATCAAGACCAAGGGCGGCAAAAAGTGAGGGTGACGCTGCGGCACATTTTCACGGTTCCCGGATTCAGCCAGCGCGGCGGTTTCTGCCGCAGTGGCGCGCGGCGCTGGTTTGAGCAGCGTGGCATCGACTGGGCTGGATTTGTGCGCAATGGCATCGATGATGCCACGCTGCTGGCCACCGGCGATGCGCTGGCGGTGGCGGTGGTGGAGTGGGCGCGACGGTGCGAAGAGGAGGGTTGAGTGGGCGGCTCTAAAAAGACCACGGTCGGCTATTGGTACAAGGCGCTTTTCCACCACGGGCTCGGCAAGGGTCCGCTCGACGCGCTGCTCGAAGTGCGTGGCGGCGACCGCACGGCGTGGAAAGGGGCGCAGACCAGCAGCGGCACCATTACCATCAACGCGCCGATGCTGTGGGGCGGCGAAAAAGACCAGGGCGGCATCGTCGGCGACATGGATGTGATGCTGGGCGAGGCGGCGCAGCAGCCGAACAGTTACCTGCTCGCGAACCTCGGCCCGCAGATCCCGGCGTGGCGCGGCATTGCCTCGGTGGTGTTCAGGGGCGGCAAGTATGGCGCGATGAATCCGTATCCGCAGCCAGCCAGTTACAAGATCCGCCGCATCATCGCCGGCTGGGACGGCACCTGCTGGAACAGCAGCAAGGCCGAGATTGTGATGCAGGACATCCGCGAGCCGGTGACCGGCGGCAGTGGATGGGTCAACCGGGCGACCGGGTTGTTCTATGTTGGGGCTTATAAGGCGGTCTCGGGGTTCTATTCAACCTTCAACGGCTGGTTCAATGGCTACATCGGCGGCCTACGGGTCACGGCCGGGGTGGCGCGCTATCCGCTGCCGAGTTATGCGGTGCCGACAGTGCTGTTTGGAGATGCGTCGACAGACCCCTATTGGGGCAATGTGGTCTGCCAGTTGCGGATGCAGGGGAGCAACGGGTCGACAGATTTTGTCGATGACAAAGGCCACACCGTGGCGGCGTTCGGCGGCGCGGTGATTTCGACGGCACAGTCGCCACTCGGCGGATCATCGGGCTATTTCAACGGCACCGACAGTTACCTGACTGTCGATGTTGGCTCGGCCGAGGCGCTTGGGGGCGCGTGGACCATCGACGGCTGGGTTCGGCTGGCTGATTATGATTCGACGGCAAACACCTATGGCAATGCCATTTTTAGCTATGGCGTGCCAACGATTCCAGGCTATGAGTCGACGCTCAGCGTTGGTGGCAATCTGCTTGTATTCGGGCAGCAGGAGGCGCCACACACGTTCACCGCGAATGCGATTCAGAACATCGGTGGTTATATTCCGCTCAATCAATGGGCCTTTGTCAGCATCTGCTTCGACGGCGCGCGCCACTGGCTGCACGTCAACGGCCAGTTGGTCACGTCGTTTTCGTCGCTCAAAGCGATGAACCCAGCCCACATGCTCTACTACTCGCGCACGAACTCAGACATGGGCGGCGAGGATGTTGCAAACATCGCCGCTGCCAGTCTGAGCGCGGCAGCGGCCACGCTGTTTGCCGAGGGGTTCGGGCTCTGCACCACCCGCAACCCCGGCAGTGAGAGCGTGGAGGAGTTCGAGGCGCGAATTGCCAAGGTGATCGGCGGGGCGTTTGGCCGCGACCCGGTCGACGGCAAGTGGTACTTGGACCTGGCGCGGGGCGACTATGTGCTTGGCAGCCTACCAATTCTCACCGATGACGACGTGATCGAGTTCAGCGAGACGCCGGCGACGCTCGACAGTGCCATCAACAGCGTATCCGTCAAATACTTCGACCCTGAGTTGCGCGAGACCATCACCACCCCGCCGGTGCAGGCGCGCGGCCTGATCGCGGCATTCGGCACCAACCACCAGACCTTCGATTATCCGGAGATCCCAACCGCCGACCTGGCGTTGCGGGTCGCGCAGCGCGAGTTGCGCGCCACCGCCACCCCGCTGCGGGCCTTTGAGCTGGTGACGACACGGGTCACGCACAGTTGGCGGGTCAACACCTACTTTAGACTGCAACTGCCGAAGCGCGGCATCGCCGACATGGTCTGCATTGTCGGCCAGAAGCAGAGCGGCACGCTGCGCAGTGGGGCCATCCGAATCGGCGCGGTGCAGGATGTCTACTCGATGCCGGCGGCGGTGTTTGTGTTGCCAGAGAGCGGCGTTGACACCTCGGCGTCTGAAAATCCGATGGTGATCTCTCGCCAGCGCGCCATCGAGCTGCCTTACACCGAGGTGGTGCAGATCCTGTCGCGTGCTGATCTCTCTGTGTTGCCGGCGGATGTCGGCTTTTTGGCGACGGTTGCTGATGATCCGTCGCGCAGCGTCGACTACACGCTGATGGTGGATGATGGCACGGCTTACTCCATTACGTGGTTTTCAATAACATGGAAGACCGATGGCGGAACAGCACCAACACTGAACACATCTGGCTATACAGCGATCCAGCTTTGGAAGGTTGACACCGTAATTTACGGCGCTCGTGTGGGAGATGCGTAATGTTGGCTGAAAAACTTAGAAGTGCCACTCAATCTGCCGCTAACAATTGGGACACCACTTCAATAGCACTGTTGAACGAATTGTCTGCCGGAACCTTAACTTTCAAAATAGATGAGCGTTTAGACCCGGTAACAAACCCTCTGAACCTCTGGTTTAAACCTGACGGCACACGCCTTTTTCTTATAAACGATTTAACTAACGACGTTACACAACACGACCTCTCGCTTGCTTGGAGAATATCAACCGCATCGGCTTCCACAGGTTTGTATGACGTCACCACCCAAACAGGGGATCCACAGACGGTGGCGCTCAGCACTGATGGCACTAAGATGTATATAAGTAGTCCATCAATTATTTATCAGTACACCTTGTCTACGGCTTGGGATGTTACGACAGCTTCTTATGCCTCGTTGTCGTATGACCCCCCGCAAACAGGCAGCATCGCAGGGCTAACGTTTAGCCCGGATGGTACAAAGATGTACACCACTACAAGCACTGAGTTTGCGTATCAATACACGCTTGCAACCGCTTGGGATGTCAGTACCGCTACTTACGCATCAAAATCAATTGATGCCACTGCTTTATTCAGCAGCTATGTTTCAGGAATTTCTTTTACCAGTGATGGAAAGTTTGTTTTTTTGGTAGGTACATTGCAACCAGGTTTTGCCTTGTATTCGCTTGGGACGGCGTACGACCTTTCAACAGCCACATATCTGGTAAAACTAGGCGGCGCTGACAGCAGCCCAAGGGGAGTCTTTGTTGGTTTTGAAGACACAATGCTGTATTCGGGGACCGGACTTGACGACATAAATCAGCTCATAATGGGCTTTGAGCTTTTATCTGCGCCTAACCTTGGTGTGGCAACCGGGGCTTTTATCAGTCAAGACGGACTAAAGTTATACGCCATAGATTATATTAACGGGGACGCTGTTAACCAGTTTAGTTTTTCTACGGCATGGGACATTTATTCAGTCAGTTTTGATAGCAAAAGTTTTTCTGTTGCAGGGCAGCTTGGCGGCGCTCGAAACATGACGTTTAAGCCTGACGGTACAAAGATGTACATCACGGGGACCTTGCCAGTTAGTGGGGGTGTATCGGTGTACGAGTATTCGCTTTCAACTGCTTGGGATATTAGTACCGCCTCTTATGTTAGGGCATTGAATGTAAGTGCCCAAGACACCGACCCAGTAACCCCGATGTTTGACCCCACAGGCACAAAACTTTTTGTGTTTGGCGCTTCCAATGACGACATATACGAGTATTCGTTGTCCACGGCTTGGAACTTAACTGGCGGCACATATGTTCAAACGTTAAATGGCCCAGCCCGGTCTGCGGATGCAACATTTAGCAGTAACGGGGAATATGTTTTTTGGCTTGTGCAGGTAAGTGCTACTGACACCTATAGCCTAAGACGGCAGCCCCTTACAACGGCGTGGGACATTTCGTCAGCGCAGGCAGTTGACATTACTACGCCCATAACGGAGTTCGTGGCTTCTACGCGCGGAACTCTTATGTTTAAAACTGGAGGCGGTGCTTTCTACGTGTTTACTTTTGACACTGACGAACGGCTTTTCCAATTTGATTTGCTTTAAGGAGCGCTTCTCATGTCCAATATTTTTGTAAAAGTGTCTGGCAATACTGTTGTGTACCCGTACACACAGCAGCAACTGCGCAGCGATTACGCCAACACTTCTTTTCCCATCAGCGTTTTAACGCAAGGCTCTCCCGATTTTGGCGTGTTCCCTGTTGTTTACGCTGAAACGCCAGCGTATGACCCATCCTCGCAGCGCATTGAAACGGCATCAACACCCGTTCTGGTTGGGGATGTGTGGACGCTGACCAAAACGGTTGAGCAGCAAACTCCTGAGCAGATTGCCTCTAACTCAGCCAGCAAAGCCGCAAAAGTTCGTGCCGAGCGCAACGCTAAGTTGGCAGAAACCGACTGGCGATTCCGCTCCGACATGGCCCCTTCGCAACAGTGGATTGACTACTGCCAAGCACTGCGCGACATCACCGCGCAAGCTGGGTTCCCTTGGACAATTGACTGGCCTGCCCAGCCATGAAAGATTGGGCCGTTAGCTTCATCGCTGCGGTCCTTCTCATCGGGCTGGTGCTTTGGTGCGTTCGTATTCTGATTCCGTTCTTCAGGGCGTTGTATGTTGGCTGAGCTTGCTGCTGCTAATGCGGCCTTTGCAGTAATTAAAGGCGCTCTGGCCAACGGCAAGGAGCTGTCGGCGCTCGGGGGTCGGGTATTCGACTACTTCGACAACAAGGCCAAGATTCAGGAAAAAGCCACCAGCAAGGGCGGCGGCTCCGACATGGAAGAATTCATGGCTTTGGAGCAGCTCAGGCAGCAGGAAGAGCACCTGCGAGAGTCGATGGTCTACGCTGGCCGTGCGGGTATGTGGGATGACTGGGTGAAGTTCCAAGCCCAAGCTGCTCGACGCAGGCGTGAGCAGAAAGAAGCTGCTGCCAGAGCCGTGATTGTGCGCAAGGCAAAGATGGAGCAGTTGATTGAGTACATCGCAGTGGGTATTGCTACAGTGATCTTGGCCGCGCTCATGATCTACGGCATCTTCATCTACATGGCGTACATCAAAAAATGAGCGAGAAATCCACGTCCACCGTTGACAAGGTGCTGGACTATGTGGACAGCCCGTTCAAACTGTTTGCCCTCCTGGTGATGGGCGTGGTGGCCTTTGCTGGCTACTTTCTCTTGCAAAA